TGCAGACGACCCTTGTTATGACGGTTACGAGCAATACGGAATGAAACGTAAAAATGGTAGACTTGTGCCAAATTGCATACCTATAAAAAATAGCGAAGAAGAACTTAAGGAACCTTGCTGGGACGGATATGAAATGATTGGATTTAAAACCAAAAATGGCAAGAAAGTACCAAACTGCGTACCAATAGATGCATCCGAAGAAGAAAAACTAAAAGAGCCTTGCTGGGATGGTTACGAAATGATAGGTTTTAAAATGAAGAATGGTAAAAAAGTTCCTAATTGTGTACCTATAGAAGCATCAAAAGAAATAGAACAAGCAATATTATCGCATCTAGAAGCATTACAAGAGGATTCTATGGAGGATTACGAGTTGGTTGATGCTAGACCATCAAATTTAGAACAAGATGCTGCTATGAGCAAAGTTTTAAAATTTGCAAATGTAATAAAAGGCTCACCAACTAAAAGAAGTAAACAAGATACATCACTATTTAAAATAAGATACCAATACGCACCACTTACAGTAAGCGATAATAGTAGAGAATTTTGTCGTAAAATGGTTTCAGCAAAAAAATTATATAGAATAGAAGATCTAAACAAAGATATGGTTACAACACCAGGTATGGGGCCTTATGGCACAAATACTTATAATCCATTTTTATACAAAGGCGGTGTTAATTGTAAACATTTTTGGATGCGTAAAATTTATATTAGAAAAAACAATCAAAAAATTAGCGTTAATCGTGCAAAACAAATGATTAATGATTTAGAGCCAAGCGACAGAAAAGATGCAAGGTTACCAGTTAATCCAAAAGAAGTAGCACAAATCGCAGGACCAAACAATAATAATTGGAGAATTAGTTAATTATGGCAACAGCATTATTTATAAAAAGATCAGATTTGGTAAAAAATACCATACTAAATGGTAATGTTGATACTGATAAGTTTATTGGTTTTATACGAATTGCACAAGAAATGCATATACAAAATTATCTTGGTACAAAGTTATATGACAAAATAAGCACAGATATTTTAGGTACTGGTGGTGCTAGTTTAACTGGTGATTATCTAACATTAGTAAACGATTACATACAACCAATGCTCATACATTATGCAATGATTGACTATTTGCCATTTGCAGCATACGAATTAAAAAATGGTGGACTTTTTAAACATAGATCTGAAAATAGTGAAACACCTAGCAAAGACGAGATTGATTTTTTAGTACAAAGACACAGACACTTTGCAGATTTTTATACTGAGAGATTTTTACAGTATATGTCGTTCAATGCACCAAGCAAATTTCCAGAATATTATACAAACAACAATGAAAATATGTATCCAGATAAATCAAATAATTTCTTAGGGTGGGTGCTATAACAACATACAAAATAAAAAAAGAAAATTTAACAAAATTATTTAAGTACATTAAAAAAAATGTGCAAAAACGTAAAAAGTAACGTTATAATATATGAATAATGGCATTTGGTGATATATACCACGAAAGCTATTTTGGTAGTGTAAACGAATCGAACGGTTGGGGCGCAATATACCCTTTTGATGCAGATGGTAGTTTTTTTACATCTGACACGACAAAAGAATCAGCAGACGACACAACATATACCTCAGATGCAACAGAATATTAAATAAAAAACTATGGCTAAACAGACTATAAATATTGGTACAACAGCGAATGACGGTACTGGCGACCAGCTAAGGGCAGCTTTTGATAAAATCAATGATAACTTTACAGAGTTGTATACGGATGATGCAGGAGATGTTAATAGCATAACTGCAACAGCACCTATAGCAAGAGATCAAGCAACTGGTGCAGTAACAATTTCTTTAAATGATGCTGGGGTAACACTAGCAAAAATACAAAACGTAGCAGCCAATAGTCTTTTGGTGCGTGATGCAAATAGTAGTGGTGTATTAACAGAAAAAGCCTTGACAGATACACAAATTTTAATTGGTGATGGTACAGGTATGACTGCTGCCTCATTGAGTGGTGATGTTACAATGGCAAACACAGGTGCAGTTACAATAGCAAATGATGCGGTAGAACAAGCAATGATTGCTGACGATGCAGTAGGTGCAGACCAATTAGCAAGTAACGCAGTTGTAACAGCTTCAATTGTAGATGACAATGTAACACAAGCAAAGATAGCAGATGATGCAGTAGGTGCAGACCAACTTGCTAGTAATGCGGTTGTAACAGCATCTATCACTGACAATAATGTGACACACGATAAACTAGAAGATAGATATACTGAATCGGTAACTATTTCAGGAACTAGTGGTGCAATTACTGTAGATTGGTCAGCAGGTACAATATTCAGAATGAACTCTGCAATCACAGGTGCTATTGAGTTTGATTTTGATAATTTTAAAAAAGGTCAAGTTATTACAATACATAATCTGACTGGTAGCTATGCTATTACCTTAGATAGTGATGCAGCAACTAGCGAAACATTTAATAAAATTGGTGGTGTAGATTATGATGCAAGTAGCACAAACGTTTTACAAGTCGAGTGCATTGACGATTCAGCAAATGCAATTTTTAATTATGCTATTGCAGCATATACATCAGATCCAACACCTTAATTATGAAAGCAAAAGAAATAGACGGAAATATACAAGCTTATAGCGTATTACCTAGCACTTACAAAAAGAGTAATGGTAGCGTAATACTAAATTTTAGATACGCAAGTAAAGAAATATTAGAAGCAGAAGGATTTTATGACGTAACATATCCAACTTACGATCCTAACGTAGAGGTTTTAGGTGATCTTGTTTGGGATACAGCAACAAAAGTTTTTACTTACAGCAAAAGTGATATAAATTTTCCAAAAACTTTAGCTGAAATGAAAGCAGAAAAAAAAGTAGCATTAAAAAAAATTGCTAATCAAGATTTGTCAAACACAGATTGGTATGTAACTAGAAAAGCAGACATTGGCACTGCAATACCAGACGAAATAAATACGCAAAGGAAAGAAATACGCGACAAAGTAATAGAACGAGAGGCAGAAATAGACGCATTAAATACAAAGAAAAAAGTAGCGCAATATCAAGTAATTTTATTTGATCCTATTATTGATTTTCCAATCGTTGAATAATGGCTGTAAATAAGAAACTTTTAAGCTTTCCTAAATCTGCAGATGCACCAGTATCAAGTGGCATAGTAGATTTTTTTGGCGATAGCACAGGACGTGCTTTATATACATTTGACCGAGATAATTCAGAAGCAGGTGGTAAAATAAATTATGCCGAAGTTAATATTGAAAATGGACTTGATGGCAAAATTGGTTGGGGTATGTATATGGATGGCACAAATTTATCGGGCGGAAGTGGCGGCTCATATCTTGATACAACTTCAGATTTTGTCCCTACAACTGGTAGTTTTACGATTAGTTTTTGGCATAAACCTATTACAGATTTTGGTTATATTATTTCAAGAGGTTATGTAAGTGATCCTTTAGGCGGTATGGCAATTTGGACTTATACAGATGGCTCTTACGATGGTTACCATTGGTACGCTTTAGTAAGAGCGGTTGGCTCTAATGCTAGTGCAACTGCATACGCAAGAGTTAAATTTAGCGACTCATTAGTAGTTAGTAGCGGCACAACAAATTGGTATCACATTGTTGTTTCTTACAATAGTTCTAACAATACGGTTATGTTTATGCGAAATGGTGCTGTAGGTACAACTGAATATTTAAGAGCAAGTGACAATGCAACAGGAATTTTTACGCAAATGAATAGCGGTACACTTGTTTTTGGTATAGGTGGTTCTTATGATTATCCAGGTGTGCAAAGAATCGGTAACCGTAGTAATTCTAATAGCGGCTCAACTTTAAGCAATAGTCCGTACACAGGATTTATTAATCAGTTACGAATTTTCAACAAAGCTGTAACAACAACTGAGGGAACTGCATTAAGCAACGAAACTATCGGCACGTGGACAGGTACGACAAACACGCATTTATTTAGTTGTGTTGCAAATTATAATCTTGACAATGATGCTAAGGAATCTATGGGCGCAACTAGTTTTGACGGTACAGAAACAAACATAACCTACGCTTTAGGAAAATTTGGCTCATCTGCTGTATTTAACGGAACAAGTAGTGTTATCACATTAGGTACAAATGTGTTTAAATATACTAATTTGACTGTATCAGCGTGGCTTAATCCAAATGTATCAAATACAAACGTAAAAACATTTTACGGAAATACAAGTTATGTAAATGGCGCATCCTTCCACGGAATTATAATGAGTGTACGAAACAATACAACTGATAAAGTTTATGTACAACACTACCCTTCATCTACGGCTGTTTATTCGACAGCATCAGTACCCTTAAATATTTGGACACACGTTGCAGTAACAAGTACATCATCTGAAACAAAAATATACATAAATGGTGCGTTAGATTCTACTCATTCAGCCACATATAGTTATAGTGGTAGTCAAACTGCGAAAGCCTCTCTTGGTGCTTACCTTTTACACGATTATACAGGCAGCACAACTTACGACGAATTTAGCGGCAAAATTGATCAAGTTAGAATATGGGATTCTGTTTTAACAGCTAGTAATATTTCAACTTTATACGCAGAAAAATACACTTACATAACTAAAAACGCAAATCAACCTTTTGGCGATTCTAGTTGTAAGGCATATTACAAATTTGAGAACAATAGTAATGATGCTATTGGCTCGTTTAATGCCTCAAATACAAATGTTTCATATTTAACAAATAATGTACCTTTTGGAACTTATTCTGGATCATTTGCTGCCAACGCATATTACGATTTAGGTAGTAGTTTTGACGATCAATTTAGAACTGCCTCTGCTTTTGGTGTTTCTGTTTGGTATCAACATCAAGCGCAAACAAACTATTATGGCGGTAAAATATTGTCTTTACTAAATAACATTTATTTGCTAATTCAAATAGAAACTAACAATACAATGTACGGACGTGTAGCCCAATCTGACGTTACGTTTCCTACAGTTACGTATTCGTCTGCTTTAGAAGCAAATTTATGGTATCATATTGTCTTTACAGGTGATAGCACAGGCATTGCTTTGTATTTAAATGGAAATTTGGTAGGAACATCATCTTGGGACGGTAGTTTTATGACCTATACAGACAGCAATTATTTATATAATTACGTAGGTTATCAAGGTAGCGGCGTTGCATATTTAAAAGGCAGACTTGATCAAATGAGGTTTTTTAACAGAAAATTGACAGGCACAGAAGCTGTACAATTACACGAAGAATTGATATATGGATGATGGTATGAAAATATTTGGATTGTATTCTATGAACATATTTGCATTGGCTTTTAGTGTGTCAGAAGTAAACGGATTTTTGCAAATGTTTGTGCTGTCTGGAACGTTAATATTTACAATTATACAAATTTATAAAGCTTTAAAAAAATGAAAATACCAAGCAATGGCGTCGCCAAAGATATACGTCACTACATAGGCGCATTAATCGTGTTTTTTTTGGTCGTAATAATATTATTTTATTTGACTAAATACAAAATACCAAACGAGAATGCACAAATAGTAAATACAATTATTGGTATGATCGTTGCGAGTTTAGCAATGGTTATAAGTTCAATTACTGGAAGAAACCCAGACGATTTAGAAGCTGCAAAAAAGAAAATTAGCAATCTGGAAATGAAAATTGAAATGCTAGTGGCTTCCAAAGATATGTTAGAAGGTATGGTAATTAAATTACAAGACGATACTATAGACAGATTAATGTTAAACCACACGTTAAATTACGACGATTGTAAAACAGGAAAATGTGGTTGTAAAAATAAGTGCAAAAATGAAAATTAAAAATTTTAATTATGAAGAATTTGCAAGCCCTGATGTTCCCGACAGTGGCAATCGTATGGATTCTACTTTTATGGAGTTGCTCGATGGTGCTCGTGAAAGTGCAGGGATACCATTTAAAATCAATTCTGGATACAGAACAGAAGAACATAATAGACAGGTTGGAGGAAAAACGGAGAGCAGTCATCTTATTGGAAAAGCAGCAGATATCAGCTGTAAAGACTCACGCAGTCGATGGATTATTATTAAAGCGTTACAAGATGCTGGATTTAACAGAATCGGAATCGCTAAAACATTCATTCACGTCGATTCAGACGAAAACAAATCGCCTAACGTCATTTGGACATATTAGCGACACAACAGCAAAAACAACAAAAAATTTATGGAACAATTAATTGTAGGTTATATACTTATACGTATTGTTGAGTATATGATAAAATATGTTTATTTTCGTTTAATAAATGGCCAAGAAGAAATTTAAAGATACTGGAGTAGGAAAATTTTTGCTACAAAAAATACCGAAAGTTGTTACATCAATAGCAGAAGATACTGCTGTTGGAAATGTTATAGAAGCAATTATTGGTGGCAGCGAAATGTCAGATTCAGACAAGCAAATTGCGTTAGAAAAATTAAGGCTAGAACGTGCAGAAATGGACGGAGTTACAAGACGTTGGGTAGCAGATGCGAGTTCTGGTACTTGGCTTGCAAGTAACGTTAGACCATTAGTATTAATATTTCTCACAGTTTGTTATGTAATAGGTTGGTATCTTAGTTATCCATTAGACGAGATTACAGGTTTACTTACTATTGTTATTGGTGGGTACTTTGGAAGTCGTGGAGTAGAAAAAGTTTTTGGCAATAATAAACATAGATAAATGTGCCCTCATTGTATTTTTTTGGTTTTAACTGCTTTACTATTTATTTATAGATAATTAACTAGAGGCATTTTAAAGGTGATTTAAGACACTTTTTGTTTTTTTATATATAAATATATAACTTAGACAAAAAACTTTCTTTAGATGTTTGATTTTTTACAAGTATATACTTATATAATACTTATAATAATATATCTATAGGTATATACTTATAGGTATATACTAGTAGTATTTATAATATAATAAAAAAAATGATACGACAAAAAATAGACAAAATAATGTC